AATGGCATCTCCAAATAGTACATTTACGGAAATTGTTACTACCACTCTTGCTAATTACAGCAGGACAATGGCAGATAACATAACAAACAACAATGCTTTACTTCGTGCAATTAACGAAAAAGGCAATAAGATCGTAGCTGGTGGTAGAACTATTGTGCAAGAATTAGAATATGCAGCAAATAGCACTACAAAATGGTACAGTGGCTACGAAGTATTAGATACTTCAACAAGTAACGTATTTACAGCAGCTGAATTTAATTATAAACAGCTTGCAGGTAATGTAGTTATATCTGGACTAGAGCAAGTAGAAAATTCTGGTAAAGAGCAAGTATTTAACCTTCTAAAATCAAGAGTAAGAAATCTTGAAAAGTCATTAAAGAATACAATGGCGACTTCTTTATACGCAGACGGAACAGGAACAAGTGGTAAAGATTTAGGTGGACTAGCTTTAATAGTTCCAGGAACAGTTGGAAATACTGTTGGTGGAATTAACTCAACAACTTATTCTTTCTGGCAAAATCAAGTTTATGATTTTTCTACAGCAAGTGTAACAGCTAGTGCAACTACAATACAAACAGCTATGAATACTTTATGGTTGAGTTGTATTAGAGGTGCAGATCAACCTGATTGCATAGTCGCTGGCACTACTTATTTCCAATATTATTGGGCTTCACTACAAACCAATCAAAGGTTTACAAGTGATGATAAAGCAAGTGCTGGGTTTATGAACTTAATGTTTATGAACGCACCAGTATACTATGATGACCAATGTACCGCAACAGCTATGTATATGCTGAATACGGACTATTTATTCCTTCGTCCAGCTAAAGGTAGAGAATTTACTCCTTTAGGTGAGAAGGCTTCTGTTAACCAAGATGCAATGGTATTGCCAGTAGTTTGGGCAGGTAACATGACTGTTTCAAATCGTGCAAGACAAGGCATCATACAAGCATAGTAAAGGAGTAAAATATTATGTCTTATATTATAGGAATGGACTTATCTGAAGTAAGCGATACTGCAACATTTAACCTTGGACAAAAAGGAATGAATGATGATGGTAATACTTACAAGTATGTTCAATACGATACTGGTGCAGGAAGTGTTGCAGCAGTAAGTGGTCAAATAGCTTATTATTATGCACCATCTGGTACTTCCGCTGGAGCAGTCAATGTATGCACTAGCGATTTATCAGACTCAGCAGAGATAGGTGCTGGTGTTTTACAATCTGCTCCAACAGACGCACAATATTGTTGGATACAGATAGGTGGAACAACAACCATGTCTATCGCACTAACTGCTGGTGCAGATGGCGACCCATTAACACCAACAGGTTCTGGTGATGGTACGCTTGATGTAACAGGAGCAGCAACATCTGCTGTTTGTGCTTATGCAGTAGATGCAGCAGGAGCTGCACCTATAATAGCATTAGCATTTATGGGCTAGATTAAAATATATAGAGGGTGGTTTAGACTGCCCTCTATAAACTAGGAGGATAAAATGTCTAATTTAAGAGCAACTTTTTATAAATCAGAAGAAGGCATTGATTTAGTAGAATTAAAAATAATAGGCGATCCTAATTCCGTAATTTACAAAGTATCCGAAAAATCAGAAGAATTTAAAAAAGATTTTCCTAAAGAATGGGCAGCTTTCTATAAAGATAAAAACCCAGTTAAAACAATAAAAACAACAAATTTAAATGTATTACAAACTATGAACCCAAGAAAAATAGACGCATTAAAGTTAGAAGGGGTAGTTTCTGTAGAGCAATTAGCAGAATTATCTGATGGTGCTTGTCATGGTTTAGGCAAAGGCACATTAGATTATAGAAAAGATGCTAAAGAATTTCTTATGGAAAAACATAATATTAAACCATTACAAGTGGTGGGCTTATGACATTATTAACAATATGCCAAGATGCTGCCAATGAAATAGGAGTTCCATCTCCTTCTGCTGTTATTGGTTCAACAGATACTACTGCTATACAATTATTAGCTGCAGCAAGCCGAGAAGGTAAGAATTTAGTTACTGGTTATGACTGGGAAATATTAGTCAAAGAAGAAAACCACACAGCAATAGCGGCTGAAAGTCAAGGAGCTATGACAACTATAGCAACAGACTTTGAAAGATTTAGTAACAACACTATGTGGAATAGAACCACCGATAGAAAATTTTATGGTCCATTAAACAATTCAGAATGGCAAAGACTAAAGGGTTCAGTACAAAGTGGCATAACAAATTACTTTAGGATAAGAGGGGGATTATTATTAATAAACCCAGTTCCTACAGTAGGTGATGCAATATACTTTGAATACATTTCTAAATGGTGGGTCGATACTACTGGTAATGGAACAGCTAATGCAGACGCATTTGCAGCAGATGCTAATACAACAACATTAGATGAAGATTTAATAACTATGGGCGTAATATGGAGATTTCTGAAACAAAAAGGATTACCATATGATAACCAATTACAAGAGTACCAAATAAAAGCCGCAGAAAAACAAGCTAAAAATGGTGCTAAACCAATAATTAGAATGTCAGGCTCTTCAAGACTGTTCTTGCCTGTTAATGAACCAGAAGGGAGTTTCACACTATAATGGCTTGGTATGATGATTTATATGATGGAGCAAGTAATTTAGTAAGCAAAGCTAGTGCTAATGAACTTTTTGGTGTTAATGAGTCAGGATTATTTAATGACATAGGGTTAATAGATGATTTAAAAAAAAGTGCATTAGGTAAAGCATTAAGAGGAGTAGACGCAAATACAAGTGGTGCAGGAGTTAATGAAGATGGAAAACCTATGTATGGAAGTAGTGATTACATGCCAGAAGTAGAAGTTGAAGAACTAGAACCTTTTCAATCTACAGATTATCAAATGAATATGCCAGCTAAAATGGAAATGCAATATGGTGGACCACAAAAAAGTAGAAACCCTGATAGGGATAGGGTAGGAGGTCCTCCAGTAGAAACTTATGGCAGACAAAGATTACAATTAAATGCTAATACAGAAGAAGAAGAAAGGGCAAGATTAGCACAATATTTAAGGAATATAGGATAAATGGAAGACTGGCTAAAAAATCTTGCTGAAGTTCTAAAGAATAAAAAGTTAGATAACACCAAAGTAACAATTTACAGAGGTGAGCCTAAACCTGAATTTTTGCCTAAAGAAAAATTAAATAAGGATACTGGTAGATGGTTTAGCGCAGACAAAAAAGAAGCACAAAGGTATGCAAATAAACCTAACAATCATTTAATAAAATCAAAAATTAAAGTAAAAGATTTAGGAAAAGCAGCAATAGACCAAGTAAATTCTAATTTATTTGAAAGAAAAGGTACATTAACAGGAAAAGCGTTAAAAAATGCTAACATTTCTTTTGATAACATAAAAAAAGAAATACCTTTAAGTATTAGAAATGCTGTTAATAAAGGAAAAAACTTAGCACATATGTCTGCATTAAAAGAATTTAAATTTGATAGAAAATCAGGACCTTCAATGTTAAGTAAAGTTTTACGTTTTGGTACAGGAATTGGAGCTATTGGAAGTATGTTTTATGAACCAGGAAATATTATGTCGGAAGAAGAAGAGATGCGAATGTTAAATCAATATGCAGGGAATAATTAATGGCATTTCAACCAACAGGTGAAAGTACAACAGTTCCAGCACCTATCGGTGGTCTAAATACTAGAGATGCACCTGATATGATGGAACAATCTGACGCTATACGTTTAGATAACTTTTTTCCAGGCAGTACAGATGTATCGCTAAGAAATGGCTATACAAGCCATGCAACAGGATTGCCAAGCACAGTACAATCATTGATGGCGCATTCAGCAGGGTCTACAAATAAAATGTTTGCGGCAAGTGGGTCAGCTATTTATGAAGTTACAAGTGCAGGAGGAGTAGGAAGTGCAGTCGTTACTTCATTAAGTAATGCTCAATTCCAACATGTTAATTTTACTACTTCAGGTGGGTCTTTCTTATGGATTTGCAATGGAGCAGACGCACCTAGACATTATAATGGAAGCTCTTGGGCAACACCTACAATTAGCGGAGTAACAAGCACAACAATTAATAATGTTACAGTATTTAAAGAAAGATTGTTCTTTTGTTTAAATGATTCCTTAAGTTTTGGGTATTTTCCTATTAATAGTGTTGCAGGAGCAGTATCAACCTTTAATTTAGGTAGTATATTCAACATGGGTGGTTATATACAATCCATAGGAACATGGACAAGAGATGGTGGAAGTGGTCCTGATGATTACATAGTATTCTTAAGTAATCATGGAGAAGCGGTAATTTATAATGGCTACGACCCATCAGATGCAACAAAATGGGCTTTAGTAGGAACATTTAAACTGGCTAGACCAATTGGTAAAAGATGTTTTATTAACATAAATTCTGACTTAATTCTTATATCAGAACAAGGATTTATGCCTTTATCACAAACATTAGTTACTGGAGAAAATGCTCCTGCCAAAGCTATATCCGATAAAATAAGTGGTAGTATATTAGACTCTGTTAATAATTTTGCCTCTACATTTGGTTGGCAAGGAATTATATATCCTAAAGGACAATATGGTTTATTTAATGTGCCTACATCAACAGTTGGAGATTTTGACCAATATGTAGTTAATGTAAGTACAGGTGCATGGGGTAGATTTACAGGGCAAAATGCGTATTGTTGGGAATTATTAAATGGAGTACTATATTTTGGTGCAA